TCGTAGCAGCCCACGGCGGGAGCGCCGTGGGCTGCTACGACCAAAGCCTTGCCCGGAAGAGGCTCGAGCTTCACGGCGCCGGTAGCGTCGTCACTCGCGGCGTCCTTGAAGGCGAAACCCGCCCAGGTGTTGGCGGTGGCGGTCTTCGAAAGTTTCGACGTGCCTGCGACCCAGAAGAGCTTATCGCCCTGAGTCCACGCCTCGCCCGTCGTCTTCGGGCATTCGTGAACTTCCTCGAGATCGACTGAGCCGGTTTTGGTGCTTGCGATATCCACCGCGCAGACGCCCATGCGCTCGCCGACTTTAACGAACTGGCCGGAAACGCAATCGGCGCCTGTACCGTTGTACCAGTCCATCGTTTTTCCGGGCTGCAAATATTTCTTCGACATTTCGTTTTCTCCTTTTTTGTTTTTTTGGAGTTGCTGCCGGCCCCAGCGGGGCCGGCCTCAAAGCTCAATTCTCTTACTCGCTCGTGCGAAGGATCGCGCGGCTGTGATTACGCGCCCGGGTTGTAGTACAGGCCGCGGTGGTCGATGGCCTTCGCCGTGACCACGTGCTTGCACTTGATCTTGATGCCGTCGGAGGTGAACTCCGGCTTCGTCGAGATCTGCGGGCCTTCAACGCCTTCGAGGTAGCCGACCACGACGGTGTCGATGAGCGACGGCGAGGCCGCTCCGAACCACTTGTTACCCGTGATCCGGTTCTCGACAATGAGACCCATGGTGTTGGCGTGGACGTTCACGTTGGAGGTCTGCGACGCGACGATGAGACCGGCGAGGATCTTTCTCGCCTCGACCTCTTTGTCCGGGCCGACGATGAGAAACGCCGCCATCAGATCGAGATAGTCCTTATCATCGATGTCTTTTTGAACGCGAAACGCTTTCTTCATCGCGTTCAGGCCCGCCTCGTTCACGGCCGACGCCGCGCCGAGGTTGCCGTGATTGGCGTGAAAGAGCGCCACCGCGTCGCCCATCGTCGGGTTCGCGAGGAAGACGTCTTCCCACACGAGCTTCGACTCGAGCCGCGATGCCGACAGGCCGAACATCATCGGGATTTTGACGAACGCGTTCAGATCGTCGTTGACGATCGTCTCCTCGGTGATCGTGACGATCTTACCGTGCTTGACGACTTTCCATTTTTCCTGTGCCTCGCCGATCGAGCCCTCTTTGTACTCGCCCTTCTCGTTGACGACCTCAAGAGACGGCGCCGCGCCGAATTGGACTTCGGTAACCTCTTTGTAATCAGGGGCCCGTCCGATGCGGACGATGGGCTTGAACGTCTGGGGCGCCACCGCGTAGCCGTCGCGCAATGTCTTTCCCGCCACGTTGGCGAGAATCATCGGGAAGTCCGATGTCGCCAGCGCGCGCTCCGCGATCTCGGTGCGGGTGAGGCCTCTGGCTTGGCGGCCGACGAGCTCCTCGGCCATGCGAAGAAGCGTCATGCCGCGGTAATCTTTCCCGGGCTCCGACAGCGGGTACTTCACCCCGTCGAAGCGGTGAAGGATCGCGCTCTCGAGCGCCGAACGGCGGGTGACCGTCTCGTCTTGACCGCCCAATTCGACGCGGTTCTCACCACGGACGGCGGGCTGAGTGGCATCCTGAACGCGGGCCGCTTCGTCGATAATCGCCTTTCGGGCGAGCTCGACCGAGACACCTTTGTCGACGAGGTTTCTGACGAAGTCGCCCGAAACGTTCGTCGCGAGGCGGCCGACTTTCTGAATCTCGGCGACGCGCTCACGCTCCGCTTTCGCTCCGTCTTCCTGCCATCGGAGCTGCTGTTCGGTTGGCGTCTCCGTCTTCGGCTCCGGCGCAGTGGTGGTGGTCACGGGCTGAGCCGCGGGGGTCACTTCTTTTACGGGTGGCATGGATCTGTCCTCCTGTGTTTCGGCGCTCTCCGCGCTCAGAATGATTTCGCAAGGGTTCGTGGCGAGGTCCTGGGATCTGTTGATCCCGCAACCGCCGTCGGCGCCAATGGTCACGAGCGAGACTTCGAAGGGTTCCCAGTCGATCGCTCGAAGCACTTTGTACTTTGAGTCCTGAGGGGTGACGTCCTGAAACTTGTGGACGCGGTAACCGACGCTCGTATCTCCAAGGATTTCGTCTTTGATGTCCTGCTTGATCTTCTCGAGCTCGGGATCCGTCCGGCGGCTGAGCTTCACCTTCGCGCGGCCTTTTCCATCGCCGAGGATCGGTGCATTCGCGCGACCAAGGACAGCTCCCAAGGTCCACTTGTCATGCATATTCAAAAAGGGAAGCCCGCCGTTGTTGAAGCGCTCGAGCCGTACGTGCCCAGGCTCAAGCGAGAGTTCCTCATAGAAAGGCTCACCGAAGTACGGCTGGCGAAGAACGCGCGCGCCTGTCGTCCACACGATGTCGACCGTGCTCTCCTTCTCGTCGTACGAGCCGCGCACGAACTCGGCGCGCAGTGAGAGAGGCGGAAGACTATGAGTCGTAATCTTAGGCTGAGGCATTCTTTCCCCCGTTGTTGGCCGCGCCCGAGCCTGAGTTGTCCGGCTGGAGGATGCCGGCCTTCATGACTTTTCGCGGATCGCTATCGAGAATTAGTCCCAGTTCGTCGCACTTCGCGTTGTCGGCCGCGACCTGGGCGAGAACCTTGTTTGGATCCTCGCCGCCTTCTCGGATTGTTTCGGACAAAGACTTAAGTCCCGCTCGGATTCCATTAACCGCGGCGTTGGTCTCGGCCCCGGGATCGATCATCTCGCGAGCCGGCGGTGTCCATAGAGCGCGCGCTTCATCCGCGCGATAACCCTTCATGCTCGCGGCCTCTCGAAACCAGCCGAAAGTCCGCCCGCAAAGGTGCGGGATCAGCATGTGGTGACGCCATGGATGCATCGATCGACCGAACTCGAGCCATCCCATCCGTCCGCTCGTGAACGTGACCTGGCTGTAGTCGCCGGTGAAATCCTCGTACGTGACGCCAATCGCCGCCGCGCAAGCGCGAAGCTGCAGGACCGAGACCTCCAAGGCGCTCGAGGTCACCGGAGCGTTGGGGAAAGATACTTGCTCCCCTGGACGGAGCCGCTTGAAGGCACCGGGCTCGAGCTTTTCCGGAAGCGTGTCCTTCTTCGTCCGTTTCACTTCGGCTGCCATTCCTTCGGGCTCGGTAACGAACCCCGTGAAGTAGGCCGCGAGCTTGTGCTTGAGAAGAATAGCTTCGCTGAAGTCGCCATGATCCTTGAACTTGATGATCGCCGGAGCGAACCAGCTTATTCCTCTGACCTGTCCCGCGCGCGTCATGTCGAATACGTGACAAATGTCCTCGGCGGGAACGCGCATCGATTTGAACGACGGCTTCAACGCAAGGCTCATTTCTCCGGGATGCTCGTCGAAAAGCCAGTAAGCCACGCGCTTGCCGCGGCTGTTGTACTCGATGCCCTGGAAGATGAATCCCCCACCGCTCGTGGGCTCCTCTTTGAGCGTGTCGATGTAATCCGGCTCGAGTACCTGAAGCTGCAGCGGCACTGGGAGGGAGTCAGCGGATCGGGCCCGGATCCTTCTAATGAGGACTTCGCCCGATTCCACGATACAGCGCATGGCGAGCGACTGGATCGAGTAGAACGTCATCCGCTCGTCGGAAGAGCAAGCCGGAGATTCAGCCCAGTCCTCCCAGAGCCGGCCAATAACGTCCGTGTCGCGATCGGAAGGCGTTTTTATCGTCGCGATGATTCCCGCGCCGACAACGTTGTTGGTGAGGGTTCTCAGCGCTTTGGTGGCGTGTCCGTCGTTTCTCACCAAATCGCGCGAGCGGTTACGAACGATCGGAAGCGCCCAGCGAAGCTCCGCGTTGGCCGAGCTCCCGGAGGTGTGCCAGCCGTCGGTCCGTCTTCCCCTCGACGCTCCGTCGTAGGCGCGCTCCGTGTGCTCCAGAAGTTCCTGCTGCACCATGCGCGCTGCCATCCGCTGGGTGCCGCGCTTGGGGCTCCAGTAGTTAACCATTCTGTCGAGCAGAGTGGCGCGCGCGTGCATCAAGTTCCCTTACTGGTCTTGAAATAGTGGACGGAAGCATCAACGTCCGTCTGGCCCAGCGCCCGTCTCATCGTTTCTCTTAGCTCGAGCATTTCTCTCTGGCTTCGATAGGTGACTTCTTTATCGCGGTATTTGACCGTGAGTGCGCCAGTGGCGATCGCTTCCTCGAGATTCGCGAGCTGTTCTTCGGTCCAGGCCATTAGCGGGTACCTTCCATCTTAATTCCAATCGGCTATCGCATGCATCTGTCTTTACGCCTTTCTTCGGCGTTTTATCGTCGACAAAAGAAACGGATGACGACGAATGAAACGGATGATCACGGAAGGGAGGAAGGATCGTCTGAATCAGAAGCCGAAGGAACTGCGATCGTCGCGCCGACCTCGCCGGCGAGCTCCACCCAATCCTCTGGCGTCAGCCGATCGAGCCCCAGGGCCGCCGCGGCCGCGCGCGAGTAGATTCTGATGTCCAGAGCCTCGTTTCTCTCCCGCGTCTTCTCCCAGGCTGTCTTACGGAATCCCCTGACCTTCGTAACTCGGATGGTCTCCGCGGTGAGCTGCTTGAAGAATTCCTCCGCGTACTGAGGGTAATGGCAGTACCCCGCGGGGTAGGCTTCTCCATCGATGGGCTTCTCGAGGCGCAGAAGGCCATAGAGCTCGGACTTCGCGACCGAGGTCCCCACCGGCCAGAGCTTCAGCCCGCGGCGGATCCGCGACGCCTTCGAAAGACTCACGTCCACCGCGGTCGGCTGCCCCAGGAGCACAGACTGTGTCTCCATTCCCTTGACGACCATGACCTGACTCGGCGAATGCTTTCTCGCCCAGTTGTAGACGACCTGCGTGTTGTAGCCGGAATCGATCGCAAGAAGACGAATAGGGATCTCGACGCCGGAGGCTGAGTGCTTGATGGTCCGGCGGAGTACCTTGTCGAGCTCCTTCCACGGCGCCTCGGTCGAGGTGTCACCCGCGATTACAATGTAGTCGACGGCCCACGACTCGAGGCCCGGGCCCCACGCATCGATGCCAAGCTCGATGCGATCCTTTTGAACGTCGGCGCCAGCGGTGAGGATGATGCCGGCCGCGGGAACCTTTCGCATCTCATACGTCTCGCGGCGATCGTAGAGCCTCTTCCAGTCCGGAGCTTCGCCGGGCTCTTTCCAGACGTCACCGAGCACGGTGTTGACGAAGCTTTTGAGCTTCGTCGGATCGTCCTTCGACTTGAGGAAGAGCTCCGCGATCTCGCCCCACGAGAACCAGCCGATCGGCGAGTAGAGCGAAGAGATATGAAATCCCGCGACGAGTCCCCCGTCGGCGCCCGGGTTCTCGGCGATCCATCGACCCTTCGCGAGCATCTCGGTCTTGTGGTGTTCGGGGATGAGCTGCTCACATTTGTCGCACTTATACTGAGCTTTTCGCGGCTCGCCTTTCGGCCACACGAGCTTATCAAAGCGAAGCCATTGCTCGTGCCCGCAGTGGAGGCACGGAACGTGGAAGCGGCGCTTGTCGGACGCCTCGAACGCTGCCTGGATCCGCGAGCGGCCGTCGATCGTGGGTGTGGAGCACTTGAAGACTTTTCTACGCGCGAAGGTGCGCGACCTCGCGATGACGAGCTCGATAGGATCGCCTTCGCCCTGGACGTCCATCGGGTAGCGATCGATCTCGTCGAGGAATAGCTGGCCGATGGGCTTCGAGCAGAGGCTCGCCGCGGAGTTCGCACCGCCGATGAAGAGCCGGCCGCCGCGGAACTTTTTCGAAAGTGTCGCGTTCCCGGAGTCGCGCGACTTTACGTCCTTCACCTTGCCCGAGAGCCTGGGCGTCACGTCGAGCATCGACTGAAGGCGTTGCTTCGAGTACTCCTTCGCGAGATCGAGCGTCGGCTGAACGATGAGCATGGAGCCCGAGCCCTCGTCGATGACGAAGCCGACCCAGTTGTTGCCGCCCTCGCTTCCTCCGATCTGCGCTCCCTTCATAAAGACGACTACTTGGATCGGGGAGCTCGGCGAGAGCGCGTCCATGATCTCGCGCAAAAAGGGAGTGCGAGCGGTGGCCCACGGCCCGGGCTCGGCCGAGGCCTCCGAGGAAAGACGCCGGTACTTGTCCGCCCACTCCGAAACCTTGAGTGCCGCCTCCGGACGAAAGGCTTTCCAGAACGAGCCGCTATAAATCTTTGTCGCTTTGACCGGCATTGCTCAATATCTCCAGAGCCCTGAGGAGCTCGTCTTTCAAAAGCGTGTGTGCCTTGTGCGCATCCGTCTCGGCGGCGAGGCGCGAAGCTATGCGATCGGGAATGTTGAGGATCGCTTCTCTGAGATCGCGGGCGAGCTGATCGGCTTCCTCGCGGATCTTTTTCGCGTCGACGAGATCACCGTTCTTCTTCTGGTACTCGAGTCGCTTGAGCTTCGCCGCGTAGAGCTCGCGCTTTGCTTTCGCGCGCATGAAGCGGAAAGAATCCTTCGCTTCCTCGGACGGCTCTTCGTCGGCGCCGGCCGGCGCGCGCTGGGACTTTCGTCCTTGCTTCGTTTGATCGGTGTTCGCGTGATAGTCGCGATCCGCCTCGAACGGATCGATCATCATCTTCCCGCCGGGCCCCGGATGCGTGCGGATCCGCCCGGTCTTTATCGCCGCCTGGATCGCATAGTGGCGCACGCCGCGCCGGCGCGCGTACTCACGGATCGAGACGAGCTCGCGCTCGAGCGGCGCGGGCGCGGCGACGGCTTTTTCGTTCCTGTCTTCCACGCCCGCTGCATCGGCACGTTGCGTCAGGAAGTTGACCCGGGTGGCCAATGGC